AATTGGTTTAAATCATTAACTATATCTGTTGTAGCTAAAATGTTTAAATCTTCTACTATTGCAGTAGTAGCTAGTGTGTTTAAATCAGAAACAAAATCAGATGTAATTAAACTTGAAACTGATGCCACAGAATTGATGTTAGAAATATTTGAGGCTACTGTTCCTATGTTAGTATTTGCAGCAGCCACGACACCTATATCAGTTGCATCAGCAGCTACAGCAGAAATATCAGAGCTTATCCCAGCTAGTGTTGTAAGATCGCTTGATATGGTTGCAAGGGTATTGAGATTAGCAGTTGTTGGTCCTAAAATTAAAGAGGTACCATTACTATCATAAGCTATAACTTTATCTGCGTTATTAGATGCAGTTGCATCATAAGGCCATTGTAAAGGACCAGAGGTTCCAGATCCAGTTACAGTCCTTGGAGTAGTAACTTTTAACTGTATAGATCTGTCTGTAATTTCTTTTAGTTGTTGTTGTCTAATTAATACATTGTCAAATTCTGTTTCTAATGTAGCTGGATTATTTGCTTGACCAGTTTGAAATACTGTAGTTCTTGATAATGGTTGATCACCTATAATGGTAATTATTTCACCAGATGTGGTTGCAGAATTAAATGTTACAGTTCCAGTACCATCTGTATTTAAAGATACAGAGTAGTGAGTAGTTTCTGTTTTTAAAGTATCATCAATATAGACCTGGAGCTCAGATGATGCGTTTACTTGAAAACTAAAATTAAACGCAGTCTGTCCAGTAGATGTATATTGTATCCTTCTATCTACAGCATTTATATTAAAACTTGCCATCTATCGTTTACCCATCAATTCTTTTTTCTTTTTCAAATTTTCTATACCTATACTAATCTGAGGATATACAGTTTTCAATTCTTTTAATGCATCCTCTCTAAAACCTTCTACCACACTTAATAACATTTGTAACTGTTTTCCTCTCTGTGGTCCATCCTCATGATTTTCATGTCTTTGCCATGTAGAACTTTCCATTTTCTTTTGCATAGCATCTAACAGATCACTATAACCATTTCCATCATTATCTCTATTAATAATTGTTACATAATCATAATATTGTTCACTATCTAAATTTATTACACCACCTACCTTTTTAGGATGCATAGGTATTCCTAAACCATAAGTTTGTAGCCAATCATCTACCATATTAAACTTATCTGTATGTTTTATCTTGACTGGATTTATTATACCTTGCTCTGGTCCTTCCATTATTTCACCCCAATAATTTAAAGCTGGTTTAAGATCTGGGTTAAAGAAAGGACTATTTTTATGTATTTTATTTAATGATTGATAAAACTTTCTTATTGGTAAAGGTATATCTGGGTTCTCATCAGTTCTACCAAAGAAACCAAAGAAACCATAATCAGCTTGTTCTGGTGAAATCATAGTATTGTATATTGTTGGATCTTGCATCTTTTCTAAATATGTACTGAAAGTACCAAAAGGATTTGTAACTACACCATAAGTAGCCTCCATAACTTGATCACTTATAGCTGCTAGACCATTCATAAGTTTAGTTTCTTGATCTGATCCTAATCCATTAAATGCTTTAGCTATTGTAGAAATACCCTCTAAGAAAGGTTGTTCACCCATGTATGTGTACATCCAAGATATACCAGCAGCAAAAGCAGCTTGTATGTTTTCATCTTGAGAATAACCATATTGCTCTGGTCTTGATGCTGCATATCCAAGATCAGCTGCCATAGCTAAGAATGTGGACATAGGCTCAAACCTTGCAAAACTATAAAATTTAAAATTACCATCATCTTGTCTAAAACCTATAGAGTATGGTTGATAACCATTTCTAAAAAAAGCATCTCTTTCTTTTTTAGTGCCTGGAGCTCTACCAGTAATTATAAAATCACTAGATCCATCAGCAGCTCCATAAGTGTATTGCATGAATTGATACATAAAGAATGATGTTGTTAATATTTTTGCTTGAGCTAATTGTTTCTTTGCTGGACCATTTGCACCCATCAAATCTCTTCTTACAGATGGCATTAAGAAAGCTGTAGTTGGATTTCTTTTAGAACTTTCTAAAAATATATTTGTTACTGTTTTGTAGAATGGTACAAATAATTTTACCTCTGGTATGTTCATAAATGATTGTAAATTTTTTAATGCACCTGGAGGTAAGTCTGCCTGGAAGGTACCTTCTAACATACTAGCTTTTACATCTAATACTGTTTGATAACTCGGATCTGATAATTCTTTAGTATAAGCTGCTTGAGCATCAGCTTTACTACCACCACTATTAATTACATCATTATATTTTCTAGTTGCCAATCTTTCTAATTCTACTTGGAATAATATACCCTTCATGAATTCATCCTCAGCAACAAGTAATCTACCAGGAAATCTTGCAGCAGTTCCCATGTATTCTAATATCATACCAAGTGGAGTATCTGACATACCACCAGCTAATTCTTTACCTATAGCTTGTCTTGGTGGTAAATCTAATTTAGTATTTGATGCACCTTTTTTAAAACCCTCTACCATATTGTCTATACCTAACTTACCACCATAGTTTAGAGCTTTGATCATAGATACTACTTCGTTGAATTGTACTCCTTCTTTTGATCCATTGAATGGTATTTTGTTAAGTGTTGCTGCTACTGTGTATTCCATAAGTCTTAGTGAATTAAATCCTAAGTTACCTATTGTGTTTACTATGTGTGTTATTGGCGACATCAATCTTGAGTTTACCCATAACTCTATCCATCCATCTTTCCATTTTGATGCAAGAGATAATTTAGCAAACTTACTAGCTTGATCTGGTCTAAGCATAAGAAAGTGATCAGATATATTTTTAAAACCTTTTTCACTAAAATCTGCATTCATATTATCAGTCATCCATTTAACAGTATCTGCTGCTGTACCTTTATCTACAGTAAGTGAAGGATCTATTTTTTGTACCTCTTGAATTACTCTAAGTTTTTGACCAGCTGAGGATGCATCAGCAGCAGTCTTAGAAAGTATTTGGCCATACAATCTTAGCACTTTGTAAAATTCTATTTTCTCTGCCTCTGTAGCTGTACCCTTTCTACCCTTGTCTGCAATCTTGGCTAAGTAAGTGTATAATAATTTTGTTTCCATTATAGCTCTTACACCCACATCAAGAGGTAGAGCTTGTCCTTGTTTTTTATTTAATATTGTTAAGTACACATCTGATCTACCAAGAGATGCTGCCTGGTTCATAAGCTGCTCTACATTTACCTTACCACCTTTGGCATTTTCTATCTGATCTTTAAATATTGTATAAACTGTATCTGAAAACTTATTAGCTTTAAATGTACCATTTATATCAGTATCTAAATCATCAAATATTTTTTTAAGACTTTTTCTTTTACTGACATCTTTAATAGTTCCTAATTCAAACTGCTCTAATATATTGTTTACAGTTTTTAATTCACTCTCATCAAACTCTTTAAGTATAATCGTACCAGTAGCTTGATCTATTTCTATATCACCTTCAATCTTATTGAGTATTTCTTTTTGTTTATCTAATCTTTCTTTTTTATCTTTACCATAAGGAGTATTTTTATGTGTTGGTTTTGATGGTAGTTTAAATCCAGCAGCTAATAATACTTTCTCCTCTTGTAATTGTAGATCTCCTTTTTCTTCTTGGTCCTCTGTATTTAAGGGAGCTACCTCATCACCTTTAGTTACACTTTTGAAATCAACATCTTTGTCAATCATTGTCTTGTCATTCTTTTCTAAGAAATCTAAATTGACTGTAGTGTTTGTAGTTTCTGCTACAGTATCTAAAGGTAAGTCTGTTGATTTTATTGCCATAATATATTCCTATTCATAAAGATCTGGATCTATTCCTACATCTTTCATTATTTTTTCAAAATTTTCTGGAGTATAATTAGCTGCTACATATCTAATAAACTCCATATCTAAACTACCTTTAACATATTTATTTTGTAATTCAGATGCTCTAATATTAGTATCTATAGTCATTGGAAAATCAATGCTTAGATATTCATCTTTTATTTTTTGTGGTGTTCCTTTTTTAAAAACTGTAAGTGCGTTTTGATCTTTTTTACCAGAAATAATATCGTCAAAAAGTTTGTTAGGTTTTTTTAATTTGATAGTAGCTGCATTATCAAATTCGTCTATAGGTAGTTTTTGATTTAAGATGTTTTCTTTTGCTGCTGCTTTTGATATGTCCAGCCTTGACTTTTCAAAGCCTTTATCAATAGCTTTCGCCTCTGTTCTCTTGTTGAGTTCTTTGGCAGAGCTATAAGATCCACCTTCTTTGAGTTCTGTAAGTCCTTTTTCTGTGTCAATGGTTTTAAACTCCTTTAAGTCAAATATTCCTAATTGATTTCCACCCTTGGCAATATAGAGGGCATCATCTAAATTGTCAATTCTTACAGAGGCATCTAAGTAATATTTGCCTTTTTCTAGCCATCCTCCAGCATAAACCTCAGAATATCTGCCATCTAGTGTTTGTTCTAAAGCCTCTACATTATCTAGTAATTTATCAATATCTTGGTCATTAAATGTTTTAGCATCAAATACTATCTCTGTTTTTTTAGTAGGAGCTACCATAAAGCCATCACTATAACCTAAATCTTGTGGAGTTTTACCACCTATAGTAACAGAAAATCCATCTGGATTATTTTTAACAATATTAAATAAACTTGTTGATAGTTCAGATTTAGTAGCTGTACCACTTATTGTTTTAGTATTTATTTCATCTAAAGTTTTTTTCTCAATTTTATTAAAGGTACCTTTTTTCATTTTCTTAACTCCAGAGAAAAACTTAGTTAATAGTGGCCCAATGGCCTCACCAAATGGTCCTAATACTATATCACCTTGTATTGCTTTCCATTTCTCTGCAAGAACCTCATCAGCTGTTACACCATCAGTTACATCCTCTGGTGTTCTTAAATATTCAAAATATCTTTGTGCCATTGTTTCTGCATCTTTAGTTTCTATGTCAAAAGTTTCTGCAAGAAAACTTACAAAGTTTGCATCACCAGCTACTTGAGCTGTACCTACTGTTGCTGCCTCAGCTGATAATGCTCTTGTAATAAATTTAACCATACCTTTACCTTTAAGAAGAGTATTAAATAATTTATAGTATCCAACACCTGGAGCCAAAAACTGAGCAAGTCCTTCTGTTAATGCACCTGGTAAAGTTTCTGTATCACCTATCTTGTCATAAACATTTCTTTTGTAAAACTCTCCAATATCTTTGACTATACCATCTCCCTCTGGATCTAGTTTTTTCAAAGCCTCTGGACCAAGTATAAATTTTTCAGCTCCAGCTGCAATCAATGTAGTAATACCCTCAGTTAGTTTTACACCACCTCTAACTACACCTTTACCCATATCTTTTATAACTGGTTGTACTTCTGTTTCAAAGGTACCTCCAGGTTTGATTACATCATAAGCCTTTTCAAATATTGTTTTTTCTAGTGGTTCATAACCATTAACATTGAGTATGTAATCTCTATCGTCTGATTTATATTTGTAATAATTTTCGTATGCTTTATCTATACTGCTCATTGTTGGTCCTCTATAAGTAAAGTTTGATATGCAATTAATTTAGATCTTAGTATATCAATATTATCATTTGTTATACTTAATGGTCTTGTTATTGTATCTTTCATAACATCAGAACCTAAAATACCAGTACCCTCAATAGATCTTTCTCCACCCTCTGGTATTAACTTAATACTGTCTAATACAGAAATTATTGTTGATACACCTTCTACTGTTGTAAAAAGATTATCAAATTCAGATTTTGTTTTTGCCTCAGTCAAACCTACTTTTTTTGCATAAACAAACATAGCATTACTATTCATAGTAAACTGACCATATTTAGTTGTTTTTATTTCAGTTCTTGTTTTTAATATTTTAGCCTTTGCATCTTGAATAGCTGTTGTTTTGCCAACAATTTCTTTTGCTTGAGCTATAAGTTCATTTGCAGTTACATCTGGAGTATTTAAAAAGTATTCGTATAGTTCTATTGATTTTACTCTATATCTTTCAAAGGCCAAAGTTTTCTCTTCACTATCTCCTATTGTAATTCTTGTATCTTCATAACCAATAGCTTTCTTTAGATATGCATCTGCCTCTTTGAATGTAGATGTAAGTCTTTTATCTTTTGCTAGTTTTAAATCTGATCTTTGTTTTGCTGTAATATCTCTTGCTGCATAAGCCTCATCAATATCTAAATTAGTTATAGTTCCTATTATTAGCATCTCTTCTAATTTATCAAACACTACTGGATCTGTAAAAGCTCCTCCTTCTTCTTTTGTTTCAAAATCTTTGAGCATATCAATATACGCATCACCAGCACCAGGTATATCTTTCATATCATTCAAAGCCTCTACAGCTTTCTCATAATTATTTTCTACAATAGCCTCATGAAATTTTATGTTTGTATTTTTAATTAAATTACCTTGATCAATAGCTAAAGCCTCATCTCTATCTTTTTTCTTATTAGCTACTCCATCTTTCCATTCTTCTACCTTATCAAGATAAGCATCTTTTTCTTTGTTATCTAAACTTTTGTAAATCTCTTGCATATTTACATTACCACCAAAGTTACCACTCTCTGCCTCTTCATACATATCGTTTGCTTGTTTTACACTCTCTTGTACATCTGGTGTGATATAGTAACCATCAAGGTACATTTGTTTTTGCTTGACTACCTCTGCATCCCAATTAGCACTCCAGCCATCAATATCTTTATATCCTTTGACAAGTAACTCTAATTTAATTCTATTTTTTTGTTTTGTTAAATGTTCATCAACAGATTGTTTTACTACTACTCCATCTACATCATCATAAGTTTCAAAGAAGGCACCATTAGCTTGTATAATTTTACCTACTTCATTTATTGTTGTACCAGCATAATCTTTTACTGTTGCATCTTTAATATCCTTAGCAAGTTTTATTTTTTTATCATAGTAACCATTTAAGGATGTATGAGCCATTGTAGCTAACTTAGCTTTGACAGTTACAGCTCCCTCTCCATCTATTTCTAAAAATGATTGAGTGTATCCATCTACAATAGAGTTTAATTCTGCCTCAAATGTTTCAACATCCATATTCATATTGTTTGCATTTAATTCTAACTCGGATATTTTTTTAGATGCAGCCATAGCTACATCAGTTGCTAAAAAGTTTATTTGTGCATTTCTTAATGTAGAGGTATATACATTTGTACCTTTAGGTAATAGTTCGGTTCTCTCTTGAGGTGATGCATTTTGGTATTGACTAAATGATATTGGATTAGCTGCTGCATACTCATAAGCCTTTATCTTGCTTTCTGTTTCTACTTTACCTATAGAAAACTTTAAAACATTATTTATTCTATCTGCAAGGTTTCCTTGAAAAGCAGCCTGGACCTTAAACTGATCTCCACCTACATTTGATATAGGATAATATTTTACATTGTTACCTTCGAATATAATTCTTTTTTTTGCCATTATGTTAATTTTTTCTTTCCATCTGTTTTAGTTGGTTTTTTTTCAAAACCTCCAGCAGTTCCTATTTGTCCAATATCAGTACCAAGTCCAAAAATTGCACCTAGGATCCCAGCTTGTTTAGCAAACTTACCAGCATTTTTAAGATTAGTGTATTCAATGATACCCAGATTTTGCATGAGCTCTTGATTAATTTGTGCAACATTAAAATCTTCTACACCAGCTTGTAATGATAATGTTGTTGATAATAAAGCAGAACCTTCATTTGGTAACATACCACCACTTGCTGCTTTAGCTATAATAGTTGAAATTGTTTTGTTTGTTTCTTTAAGAACTTTTACACCATCCTCTTTAGCCTCAATCTCTTTTTGTTTATATTGTAATCTAGCAATATCAGCTTGACTATCATAGTAAGCCTTTTGAGCCATACCAGATGGATATGTTGCGTATGCTTTTACTACTGATGCTGCTACAGCCACTATGGTCCAAACACTCATTATTGTCCTACACTCACTTTATATTCCACTCCCAATAATGTAAAAAATAATGGAGCAGACTGGGAGAATGTCATCTGTCCATTTCTATCATATCCAAGCATTGGTTTCTTTCTTTTCTTACCAGTAAAAAAATCACCAGCTACAAATAATAAATCATTACCATTTAATGTAAGATTTTGCGAGAGATATAAATTAGCAGTTGCCTCTACTATTCTTTTCTTTTGAGCTACTATATTACCACTAGATAGTTTTAGCTCTACTGGTAGTGTTTTAATAGTAGGTGTATAATCTAATCCTACCTCTACATAACTTGTAGGTAAAACTGTAAGAACCACCTTTCCACTTGATACTACTAAATCATCATGCATAGTATCATCTATAATTACTTTTAATGTTTTACCTTCTAAATGAGATAATCCAGATAGCTCTGCTCCTACTGGTGTATTAGCTACACCCCCCATAGCAGCATGAGCTGAACATTGATAATGTAGTGTGGGAGCTCCACTTGCTACTACTATTTGAGTATATGCCCCAGATGATCCTGGTGTACCATTGGTAGTTACTCCAGTAGTATAAGCTGTTGTTTTGTTTGCGTCTAAATAAAATCTTAATGGATGACCAGAGTTAGTACCATCTGATTGATCAAACTTGTAAGTATGTCCTTCATATAAATTTAATGTTGGTTGTTGTGTTCCATCTATAAAATATTTATTAGAACCAGATACATTTTGGACTGTTACTGTTTTTGTTATTGTAGATGCGTTAGGCAAAGTTGATCCACTATACAATACTGCACTATCTGTTGTATTGTCATCATTAAAACACTCCACATAATATTTATCGGAACTACTAATAGTTCTTTTTACTGTAAAATATATTTGGTCCACATCTACTCCTACATTTACAAACTCACCATCTGTTGTACTTAGACTAGGAGCTATTACATTCTGCCCTCTAAGTATTGAATATGTAGCCAGGGATCCATCTGTTTCATTCACTATAAGTAATAGATCCCCATCAGTAGTTGATGTTGCTTTTCGGAGGGCCATATCTGATGGGGATTTTAGCAAGTGAGATGATAACAAAGAAATATTGTTTGATATGTAAGATAATTCTACATCACTAAATAAAAACTCTCTCAAAGATTTACCAGCTCTTTGTATAAATAATGTACCACTCTCAGCTCCTACTGGTTTAATACCTTCTTTAGATCCTCTTCTTGTTGCACCATTAACTACAACATTAGTAGGAGTAATAGGATCAAGTGTTGATTGTGGTAAAAAGAACTCACCACCTTTTGTAAAGATCTGTAGATCTCTACCAGAGAACATACCAGTTATTGCATTGGTACTGTCTGTAGATATTGTTAGTTCAATACTATCATCATCCAAAGCCTCACCAGGATTGAAATCAAAGAACCTACCTACTCTTGATGCAAAGATTGTATTAGGTCTTGATTTAACACCACCAAAATATAATCTTCCCTCATGAAAGGTACAAGTTCTTGGATAGCCTTTTGTACTAGACCAGGTATCCTCATAACCTCCATCTATAAAAGTTCCTCCAGATGCAATAGCTGTTGTGTTAAAGAATGGTATTTCAACAATAGCCTCTACAGATGTAGCAGAAACAAATCTTGTTATTCTTGCTCTACCAATACCATCATTAGCCTCTATGTATTGATTAACATTACCAGATGAAAAAACATTCCCTCCAGCAGTTATTGTAATATTTCCATCTACAGCAGATGGTGTGATAGTTTGATTAATAGTAGTTTCAGATGCAGTAAAATTAAACTTAGGTATAAACTCAAATGATAAATCTGATATTGTCCATGTTGAATGAGAACCACCTCTTACTATTTTTTTAGGAGCCATATCTTCCTGGACCACAATCAATGTATCTGCTGATTGTGTATGATCCATAGTTGCAAGAACTGTAGATCCAATAGTGGTAGTTAGATAATCATTACCAGATCCATTAATATTAGTAACTAATTCTTTATTTTTAAAAATGTACATTCTGTTATGTACAAATAAAAGCATATAACTTTGTGTGGTTGAAAATTCAAAAGGTACAAGTTTCATTCCATCTTGTGGATTAGCAGCACTTGGTACTTCAAATATAAATTGCAATCCTGGCCTTCTTTCTATTCCACCTTGAGGCTGTATTAAAACATTACGAGCTTGATCTAATGCGTTGAAATATTGATTGATGTCTATACGAGATTTTAATAAAGGATCTACCTCACCAGTAGTAAAGTTTGTTTGTATGGTTACTGCTCTGCTCATCTAACATCTGTTAATGGGAAATCTACTATTGCATAATTTGGTTTACCTCTACCATCAATATTACATGCCTGGCGAAAATACCCACCCCTTCCATTTTCAGTTAATGAACCCAAAGCTACACCTCTCCAGTATTCTGCCTTTGTGATTTGGTCTGTTACTGGTTCAGCTAAATGCCAGGCTAACATGTAAACTAAAAGCTGTACAAAATAATTAGGCATTAAGCCTTCTGATACAACACTAGATATATAATCAATGTAGATGTTTTCTTCGTTAGTAGCTATAGCTGGTCCAGAACTTGTATAAACTAATTCATAGTTTTGGATTGGCAATACTCTTGTTGAGCTTGAATTATAAACTTGTAGTGCTGTACCACTTACAGCAGTTGAGGGTAAAGGGTATAAATAAGTCCATTCATTTACTGGTGTTGCTGTTGATCTTGCTAGTTGTTCTTTTACAAGAGCAAAGGACCAGGGATATAAAGATAAAGTCTTACCTTTGATTGTTTCATAAATACTATTAGCTACTCTTGCAGCATCATTAGTTGTATCAGAAAATGACGAAATTGTGTCTGATCCTAACAACACTAATGCCTGGTTTACAATCGTTACTTTTGTATCTCCACTTGCCATAGTATTCCTTAAATAAATGAAGAGGCCCATTAAGGGCCTCCCCATGTCTATTTATTAGTCGCTGTCAGTAGCAGATATTGCTGTACCATCACCGACATCAACAACACCACTTGCGTTGCTGACTACTGGGTGTAACGAGTAAGTTCTCGTACCACCAGTTGATGCGTGTACATATATCAAATCACCGACTTTTAACAGATCGGATGCATCATTAAAGTATCCAGATGCGTCTATATCTGTTTTAGCATCAGTTGATGTGTAGCTCCACATTTGAGGAGCATTACCAGCTTTTGCTTGACCACCTATTGGTTGTAGTCCAGTTTTATCATAAGCCATAATTATTCTCCTATCTATTAGCTTTCATCAGTTGTTATTTTTACGATACCATCTGCATCAATAGCAACAGCACCAGCAGAGAACATGCTATTTACCAAGAAAGATGTTTTTTCTGGTACATAGTTGATCTCTGTTTTTTGTGCCATATTAACTGCCATACCTACAGCAGATCTATGGAACGCAAAACAAGTTCTGTCGTTAGTTGATAATGGTAATCCACCTTCATCTCTATCACCTAGTACATAAAATCTGAAACCTAGGAAAGTATTGATCTCTCCAGAAACCAGAGCTTTAATACTAGCGAAATCGCCAGAGATTGCTCTCTCATCAGCTAGTAATCCAGATAATGAGTTTGCGTGGATTATGATGTGTCTATCATCAAATGGAACATTTTTAGCATCAAGTGCTTTTTTAGCAGCTATTAGCTTTCCAACATTCAAGTTTGATGCAGTAGCAGATCCAGAAGTAACTACAGTTTTAGCAACTGTACCAGTTCCAGATGCAGCATCAACAGCATCTATTATAAGTTGGTCCATTCTTCTACCTATTGCTTTAGATACAACTTGTACCAACTCTTGTCTTTCATCAAAGTTTACCTTACTTTGGTGGAAAATGTCGCTATATTCAGCAGCATTGTAATCACTCATTGTAGCTGTAACTTGAGAATAAGTTACATTCAATGGAGTAACATCTGTCTGTGGAATTCTAGCAGTTGCAGATCCCTTACCAAGTTTTGGAAACTTGTATGTCTGCCCTTGTACACCTTGTCTTAGCCTTACACATCCCAAGATTGAACTTTCACCTTGGTATGCTTGTTTTACCTCAGCATCAAACAGAGTAACAAAAGCATTAGTTATTGATTGTGCCATGTTTTCTCCTTTATAAGTTTAACACATTTATTTATTTACTCGCAGTTGTCTGGTAAAATAGCCAGGCTGACATTAGTGTACTTTCCACTCGTCAAAAGGCCAAAAGAAATTTTGGTTATCTCCGATTACAAAATAATCGTTTTCTAAATAAATATCAAGTCTATATTTCGCCAGTATCTACTTTTCCTGGAAAAGCTCTAGCAAACTGTTGCTCTACCTTTCTACGAAAAGCTGGATCTGTTTTATACTTAGGATCAGCTACTAACTCATATAACTCATCATTTGATGGAGCACCATCTACATCTACTGGAGCTGTAGGTATAGTTTGTTCACCATAATACTTTCTAAGTTTATTAATAGTATTGATACCATTTGCAGTAGCAGCAAATATTTTAAACTCTTCAAAGTCCTCATCAGAGAACACACCTTTAGCTTTCAAGCCTTGGCCCCATTTTTTTACACCTTCAATGATTTGTTGAGCATTAGGACCTAACTTAGCAGTTTCCTCTTCAATGTTTATACTATCTGCCTCTTCTTGAGCTACAGATAATTCTTTAAATTTATTTACTAAATTATCAAATGCAGCTTGAGTAGGTTTGTTTTCCTTGGCCCAATCTAAGAAATATGTTTTTAGTTCATCATCATCTTCTACATCTTCTAATGATGTTACATCATATTCTTTTGGAGCTTTGTGTTTACCCATAGAGAATTGTTTTTGTAATTCACTATAAGAGTTACTTAGCTCTTCGGTTTTAACACCTCTCTCTGGATCCCAAAATTTATCTTCTATGTATTCTGGTTTTTCAAGTTTTACTTGTTTTTCATTCTCATAAGTTTTGTCCTCTGCTTTTTCCTCTTCCTTATGAGGTATCTCTGTTTCGTTTGGATCTGGTGTTTTAGGTTCCTCTGTTGAAACTCCACCCATCAATCCCTCAGTTTGGTTCTCTTCTACTATTTCGTTTTGATTTTCATCAGCCATTTTTTGCCCTCTCTATTCTCATTTTTATTTCTCGGACCACACTATTTTGTCCTTCTCTTGCATATCCAGATGTGTGATCTCCCCCTGGTACCCAAGTCGGTTGATCTAATGTTCTACTCATTAAATGTTTCAAACATTTCTTACCTTCCTCAGTTTCAAATGTTCTAGCATAAGACTTATCTATTTCAAGCTGCTCGTTTTTTGTTTCTTGCTTTGCTTGATTATCTAAGACCTCAATGCCTTCCCATCCTACTTTTGCCATTATGAGCTAACCTCTTCCTCTACAGCACTTGCTGGTTCTTGTTGAGGAGGAGTTTCAGCTTGGGGAGCTTGTCCTTGCATAGCAGCTTGTTGGCTAAACATCTGCATACTTTGTTGGATGATTTGTTGTTTTTCCTCTGGAGTAGTTCTTAGCATTGTTGGTACTCCTAACTTATCACCTATGTAAGTAGCTATAGCATCTGGTTTTAATTCTGCTACACCACCTGGTCCTAGTGAATTAGCTATTTGGAAAAATTGCATAACCTCATTTATCTCTTCTAAATTTTGAGCTTTGGCCAATGGACTAACTGGCACTACTTTTACCTCTAGCCCATTGACCTTCAAAGGGAGCTGGATAAGACCTTTCTCATCCATAATGAATAATACTCTTGTTATGATTGGTACCATAGTTTCAGTAATTAATCTACCAAAAGCTGCACCTAAATTTTGTGCTAGTTCTTTCATTCTTTCTACAATTTCTGTTGCAGATCTAGCTGACATATTATCTGGTGGTAAAGTATCATCTAACAAAGTCTTTTTAATATTTACTCTTAAATCATTTATAACAATTTGTGATACATTGAAATCTCCAGATCTTGGTAAAGGAGCTAGTGATGCACCTTGAGGTCCACCATTTCTTGCTACTGGTATAATTGATCCTGGAGTAATTCTAATATTAGATGGATTGATTACACCATCATCTGCTGCTGTATATACTCCAGCACATGCTATACTAGCATTTTTAAGTAACAGCTCTAAAGTTTTATTTAAAGTTTTTACATCTGGTAAAGCAGATACTAATGGACCTCTACCAAATACCTCACCAGGTATCTTCATGTATCTTGCAACAATCCATGGTGTAGTATCCATTCTTCTAAATACTAACTCATCTTTTGTTTTTTCATGTATGATATGATAACAATAATCTTTTCTCTCTGGATCTACAATAACAGCCTCAATCAACTCTACCATTTCTTGAGGTTTGTTTTCTATCAATGTTTGTAGTTGTGGATTTAATTTTATGTCTGGGTATTGTCTTGGCAAAGCCTCAGCTCTAACTTTGTATTTACGATAAACATTATCTACAGTTCCATTTGGTCCTTCCTCTAATGCAATAAGATATTGAGGAACTGGAGTAAACTGAATAGGATTTATATCATCCCCTGGCTGAATGAGCATAACAGCAGTACCTACACAGAGATCTAATAAGAATTCTCCCATAGCTAAATCAAAGTTTGATTGTCTTAACAAAGTAAACATTTTATCTAAATACAGATCTAATGCTTGTTGCACCTCTGCTTTTCTGTTTGCTGGTATGTCATTCCCAGGTTCCAATCTGCACCACTTTTTATAGGGAGGAAATAGGCCAGATTGAATTCTATTAGCAAATCTTTGAGTGGAATGAATAGCTGTACTATCAAATACCATGTTCATTTTATTCTGGCCAGGTACAGTACCCTCATAGTATCCATCATAAAGATTTCTTTGTGGAAGAGCATAACGATAACAATCCTCGTAAATAGTTCTCCATTGTTCTTTACGAGCAAATGCTTTGTTTGATCTATCTAAAACTTCTCTTGCTTTTAAATGCATTATGCAGTTCCTTTGTTTCTGTTTGCAAAATTTCTAGCAGCCTCTTTACTACCAAAACCCCATGCCTTGAGAGCTAGAGCTAATCTTGTTGGCCTACCTTTATCATCTTTCATAGGTCCTTTGTTTGCAGCAAACCTCGCAGCAAAGCTCACTCTTCTCGGATTGTTACCTTTCTTAACTGGTGATTTAAGATTACTACCTTCTTTTCTTTTAAAATAATCTCTACCAGCCTGGTTCAATCCTCCAGATGGGTTCTGATATTTTTTAGCTACCATCTAAATAATTATTCCTCCTAAGACAAAAGAGATAATCAAAGCACCAATAAACCATTTATGTTCTTTTGCTCTTCTCTTCCACTCTCTAGGAGTATGACCAAATATAATCATGCCATTACCTTTTTCTTTTTATTTCTTAACATAGCAAAATCTTCTTTACCAATCTTGCCATCTTTGTTTGCATCTAATTTAGTTTGTTTACCTTTTAGATTATTTTTCTTTTTCATTTTCATTTTATATGCCATTAGCTTACCAGTCCTTTCTTTCTTTTAGATCTTATTAAATCTTTATCAGCTTTTCTTGCACCACCTTTACCAGTCGCAAAACTTCGCACTCTACCAGCAGCCCAAGCATGAGCTGATACATTCCTTGATCCAGAGGAATAATATGCACCGATCCCACGAGAATACACCTTGCTCAATGTAGATTTGGATATTCCACTAGACTTAGAATACTTTGCTATAACATCTGCTTTACTCATCCTCTTGCCCTCTTCTTACTAATCTCATCCATCATAGCAGCTGTTAATAAACCTTTCTTATATAATCTTCTTGTTCTCAATATCTCACTCTCTTTTGCTTTAGGGTTTTTTGCACCAGCTAAATATTTTAATGGTACTCCCTTTTTACTCTTCGGAACTTTCGGAAACTTTCTGCTCATCCTCTTGCTCCTTTGGTTTTCTAAATTTTGGATTTCTTATATAAACTTGTTCATGACTATCCATAAGATATTAATCCTTTCTTTCTGGATGATCTTTTCTTTTTTTTATTTTTAGATTTTTTATGATAGCCAGGCATTATGCACTCCCCAACTTAGATCCAGTATCTCTTGGATTTCTTATTGGTGAATAATCTGAACCAGTAGCTAAACCAGTATTTGGAGCTGCTGCTATTAAAGTTCTTTTTCTTGATCTTCTTTTTAATTTTCTAGGAGCAACTTTTTTTTCTGTTGCCTCAGTTTTTTTTGCTACTTCAACTCTTCTTTCTGTAACTGGTGATGTATCTGGTTGTGATCCACCTCCACCAACATTTGATATAATTTTTTTTGGTGTTTCAATAACCTTTTTAATAATTCTTGGAGCTCCTCCCATTATGATACCATCCTTTCATCTGACATAGGATCTCTTACACTAGCCACATCAGTAAGTGTTGTACCTACTCCTAAAGCTGGTAAATCTCTATCTTGAGAATAAAGTAATCTACCACCCTTTCGTCTAGTACGAGATCTCGCTGCTAGTTTTCTTATTTCTTTTTTTTCACTTGCCTCTGCTCGTTTATCTCTCTCATTTAATAACTCTTCATTTCTCTTCATTTCTGGTGGAGGAGTGTACTTAGGAGGTTTGAACAAGCTACCCATTATTTTTTACCTCTACAACATGGTGTATAGAAACAAGTACCTATACAGAATACTAAGCAAACCCATTTTTTAAATATTTTTTTTAACATATTAAAATAACCTACTATACATTATCATGTCTTTTTTATTAAAGGAATATTTTTTTAATACACCTTCTCTCTTAAAATATATATGTTCTATCCATTTGACACTACGAACATTGTTAGCACTTACAGTTACATGTAATCTATGAAGGTTAAGCTCATCAGCTGCCAACTCCATAAATTTTTTTGCACCTTTATGAAATTTTAGTTTCCATTTCTGTATTAGTTTTCTATCTGGTATAAGCCATAACTCAGCAACTCCAGGCCATTGTGGTACAATACCAAAGCAAACTATGGGCCTACCTTTATCTAAAACTGTATATCCAAAGCCTTGTTTAGTACAAGCATCTAAATAATTTAAGTAACCTGGTATCTGATCAACATGCTGTCGGTCCTCTGGATGTAGGTCCATTACATGTAATAAATATGATTTGAATGGTAGGACCATCATGTCCTTGCCATCTGCACCAAATATACTCTCAAGTGTTTGTAATCTCATAAGTGGCTCTATACTTTTTTGGTATAACAAATTGCTCCATCCTTTTCTCTGTTACAAAAATTGTAAATTGTTTTTTTAATTCTACATCTCCTTTTAGCCAAATTCTAATTAGCCATTGTCTTTTAATATCTTTGCTATCTGTTTCCATAAACTCCAATCTATATAAACTCCAGGTGGAGCATGATCCTCTACAAGTATTAATAGATCTGCACTACCTTTCCATTTTTTTATTGTTGCAAAACCTTTGCCACCTTTTCTAGCTTTTACCTCACAATGTAATCCACCAAGTAAATCAACTTTTACATCATAAGGAAAATCTTGTAGGGCTCCAGACATTGGTTGCCTTCTTGCTTTTATATCTAGGTCCTCAAAAAGTTTTACAATTTTTCTTTCTACTCTTGTTCCTTTTATTTTTGCTTTACTACTCATCTCTATCTCTATTAATTATATAATAAGCAATAATAGTAGCTACAAAAATAGCTATGATACCTACAGCCAACATTCCAAATCCATCAGCTACACTCATGC